ACTGTCAAAGTCGGTCCCGTCGTTGACAGTCCCAACTGGCGTCCGCCCGCTGGGGCTTCTCGTCTCGATCCGCCATTCGCGCGTCCGCCCGCGCACATCAATTGCCGATCAACAACGGTGGCAGTCACGAAGTCCTGGAAGGAGCTTGGTTTCAACGTCAAGGATCTTCCACCTGGAACTCGTGCGTCAATGGATGGACAGGTGCCGGGAAATGTGACATACTTCGAGTGGCTGAACCGTCAAGGTGCGAAGACGCAGCGAGATGTTGTTGGGCCGACACGCTACAAACTGTGGAAAGAGGGGGGCGTGACGCCTGACCGATTCCAGAACGATCTCGGACGTCGATACACGCTCGACGAATTGAAACGCAACGCCCCAGCGGCGTTTGATGAAGCAGGACTCTGAACGATGCCAAGTCAATTCCCAAGCACAGCGATCTGGAACGAGATGGCCGAACTGATCGGTTGCGACGTTCCGGTGATCAAAGCCGTCTTTGAAGTCGAGGCTGCTGGTAAATTCTACAACACCAACGGGTCGATGGTTCGTCGTTTCGAACCTCACCACTTCCCGCGTCAGTACTGGGGAGAGCTCGGCTTTGCTCCAGGCAAGCTGGCGCCGTGGCGTGCATCGTTGAAGGTGTCAACGTCAAACCGTCGTCGCATGTTCGACATTGCGCAAGGCATCGACCCAGAAGCCGCCGCTGATGCAGCCTCGTGGGGCGCGCCTCAGATCATGGGTTTCAACGCCGAGGTTTCTGGCTACGACTCAGCAATCGAGATGGTCGACGCGTTCGAACAGAGCGCCGACGAACAGATCCGCGGGTTTGTTCAATTCGTGATCGACAACAACCTGGACACACATTTGCGCTCCCACAACTGGCACGCGTTCGCTTCTGGCTACAACGGGAATGGGCAGGCTGCGGTATACGCGGCAAAGATCGAATCTGCTTACCGTCGCCAATCAGGCGGGCGTCGATCATCACCACTCCTTCGGATGGGCGTCAAAAGCTCGTCTGTTCAGGAGCTCCAATTGCAATTGAACGGCCTCGGCTACGAGGTAGACGTTGATGGCGACTTTGGCGCTGGGACACGCGCCGCCGTTCGTCAATTCCAAACCGATCACGGCTTGACCGTCGATGGTGTCGCAGGTGCGGCAACCATTCGTGAACTCGCACGCCTTCAGGAAGGCGACGAGGCGGCACCTGAGATCGAAGCACCTGTTGCCGAACGTGCAGCGACGGTGGCTGACTTGAACATCGACAAAGTCGTGAAGTACGGCGGGACGCTCCTGGGTTCAGGCGGCGCCGCGGGCATCATGTCGAATTTGAATGACCACTCCCAAACGATCCTCATTGGAGGCCTGGTCGTCGGAGCGGTAATCCTCGGTGGCCTCTTCCTCCTCAAGAAAAGGATTTAACGGATGTTGGAAATCGTTGGAGTTCTCTTGTGCGTCGGAAACCTGGCGCAACCTGAACCGGGTAAGTGTCAAACGTTCGACGACACGCGCGGGCCTTATGAAACAGAAGCCGCTTGCCTCGTGCGTCTCGAAGAGATCAAGGCAACATGGCCACCCATATTTGCTGACGCGATGGGCGTGCCTGGAGTGTCGTTGTTCCACACAACTGACACATGCTCACTTCCGGGCGAAGCAACCTAGTACCTTTTTCGGTCTATAACCGAGTTGGTGTCAAGCGCAATGTGCTGTTGCGCTCGACACGTTCCCGCCATAACATCACCTTAACCAAATAGGGAGAGCGGTTAATGGGTGGTAACTCGATGCGGAAACAAAGACAAGCAGAACGCAATTGGCAACCGCCGCAGATCGAAACCTTAACGCAAAGACAGGCGACCTATTTGGGGCTACTCAACGACCACGACTGCGCGATTGCAGCGGGTCCAGCTGGAACGGGCAAGACGTTCGTCGCATGTGCATGGGCAGGCGCTCAATTGCACGCAAAAGAATTCCGCGAGATCATCCTGACACGACCCAACGCAGGGGTGGGCAAAACGCTCGGCATGCTTCCTGGTCGCATCGAACAAAAGATGGCGCCTTGGGCGCGGCCATTGGCTGCCGCGTTTAAACAGCAGATGGGTTCGAAGAAATACGACGACGCTGTGAAGGCGCAGACGATCCAGATTCAACCGCTGGAACACATTCGCGGCCTGACGTTTGACAACGCCTGCATGATCATCGACGAAGCACAGAACACGACGCCCGCTGAGATGAAAGCGTTCTTGACTCGTGTCGGAAAGCATTCGACGATCATCATCTCGGGCGACGAGTCACAATCAGACATTCATTCGACACAGAACGGGCTGGCTTGGGCGCTGCGTGCGGTTGACCGTGGCCTCGTGCCCGACGTGGGGCGCGTGCAGTTCACCCACGACGACGTGGTGCGCTCTGACCTGTGCAAAGCGTGGGGCTTGGCTTGGGAGCAGCTCGAGACGGAACAACGAGAACACGTCGAACGAAAAGAGGCTCCCGCGTATCGCGGAAGCCTCCATGAACTCAAACGAGGTGAGTTGGTTTAGAACGGGATCTCGTCGTCGGCGTCACGCGCGGGCAGAACGTATGCACCAAACTCCTCGCTGTAAAGCTGCGACTCGAGCTCGTCCGTCCAAGCGTCTTCGTCAACATCGGCGTCCGCATAGTCGTCTTCAGGATGCGGTTGCGCGGGACCAACATAGTGCGGGTTGCGTTCCCAGCTGTCGAAAGGTGACAGGATCCAAGCCGACGTTGTATCGACCGAGCCGTGAGCGTCGGCGTATTGAGCCAAAGCCATCGAGTGGTATTCACCGTCAGTCATAGCTTCCATTGCCAGAGCGTCGTCGCGTTCGCGTGAGTATGAGTAAGTCATGATAGTCTCCAGTTGTTAGGTGGGTGACCCGAAGGCCACCCGTTGAGGTTTACGCTTCGACGAGCGCAATGTTGTCGTTGCTGCGACGTTCGATCACGTAGCGCGTTCCGTTGTAGAGCACAGTGTCGCCGAGGTGCGCAGCAGCAAGCGTTTCTTTTGCGCGTTTGTGCGACGTGATCGACGCGCCTTTTCCGTAGGCATAAACTTCGCCAGCTTTGTTGCCCCACGAGTCGTCGGCATCGTAAACGCCCAGACCGAAATGATGGTGCAGCAGGCCGTGGCTACGCGACGGGAACGCAACAGCGATGCCGGCGGTTGCTTCGCCCAGGTGACGCCCACCTTTGTCAGCACATACCGGCTGGTCGGCGTTGTTCGAATGAATGTAGTCGTATGCCGGGTAGGATACGATCTCGATGCCGTTGCCCAGGTCGAGGATTTCAGCGTTGCGGAAGTCTTTTGTTGCGTTTGTCATTGTCGTTCTCCGTTGTTTGATTTCGTTTCGTACCACAACGTATAAGCGACTTATAGCACCTCGTCAACCGGTACCTTATTTTTAATATAAGCGACTTATAGATCCCGCAACAACTCACTTGCGGTTACCCACCTAATCCTTCTATCTTCACCTTGACCGAACAAACTCGAGAGCCTCGAGAGGCGGTCTAGGCAGAGCCGAAAAAGGAGACTATAATGCCCGACGACCTGAAACCTGGTGACGAAGGTTACCAAGCACCAGCACTATCCGCTGACACCCCTGAGGTGAAAGCATTCATCGACGCCGCCGTGAAGGAAGCGACTTCTGGACTGGCAGCAAACCGCGACGAGATTCTTGGCGAAAAGAAAACGCTGCAAGACTCTCTGGCAGAAATGAAAAAGACCTGGGGCGACTATGATCCCGAAGCGGTCAAGAACATTATGTCGCGGCTTGAAAACGACGAGGAGGCAAAACTTCTCGCAGAAGGCAAAACGGACGAAGTGATTGCTCGTCGCACGGAACGGCTCCAAGCCGACCACGCGCAACAGATCGCTAATCTGGAAAAGACAATCGCTGACCTGACCTCGACGAACGAAACGTCCCAAGGCACAGTGAAGCAGCTCAAGGTTGAAGGCGGACTCCGTCAAGCAGCTGTCGAGCACGGTCTTGTCCCGTCCGCCATCGAAGACGCTCTCGGGCGTGCGATGTCTGTCTTTAAAGTCGGTGAAGACGGTAAACTGATTGCCGAGGAAGAAGGTCGGACCCAATTCGGGAAAGACGGCGTTACACCGTTGACGCCAGCCGAGTGGCTCGAAACTATGAAGGAAAAGGCACCGCATTGGTTCCCTGCTCCTCAAGGTGGCGGCGCTGGCGGAGGAAACGGTCCGGGCGGTGGCGCCCACACGATCAGTCGTTCCGACGCGCGGGATGTCCAGAAATACGGTGCTGCAAAAGAAGCAGCAGCAAAAGCTGGCGTACCGTTGCAGATCACGGCCTAACCACGCCGCGCGATTGCGCGGTTAAACTGAACCGCGCGATCATGCGCAACAAGGACTAGGAGATAATCAATGTCCAATACTCTCGGTAACTATAATCCCGAGTTCTACGCTCAAGAGGCTCTCATCCAGTTGTTCAAAGCACTGGGCATGGCCGGCCGCGTTCACCGTGGCGCAGAGCAGGAACGCAATGGTGCTGGCAATTCCAAAGGCGACACCATCAACCTGAAACGTCCAACCAAATTCACGTCCGCTACTCACGTCGCTGGCACTGGTTCGACTGCTCAAGACGTCGTGGGCGAGAACATCGCTATCACGCTGAACGAGCACCAAGAAGTCAAGTACGCGTTGACTGACCGTGAACTGGCCTACTCCTCGGAGCAGATCATCACCGATCACATCACGCCTGCTGCTTACGCTCTGGCCGACAAGATCGACCAGGACCTGCACACCTTGGGCGCCAAAGTCGGCCCGAAGGCATTCGTGTCGGGCACAGCTGCTGCTTCGTTCATCACGGGTCCTCGTAAAGTTCTGCGGAACAACGAAGTACCAATGGACGCAGGTGCGATCCACTACCTTGTCGATTCCGGCATGGAAGCGGCGTTCCTGGATCTCGGCATCTTCCACGAAGCACAGGTTACCGGCCAAGGTGGCAACACTGCCGCATTGCTGAACGGTACACTGGGTCAGCGTTTCGGCGTTGAAGTGTTTGCGTCTCAGAACGCAGACGTTGACGTTGCCGCGATGACTTCGACCGCCACAGCCTCGGCTGCTACCGGTGATGCAATCGGCGCCGTTGACAACGCTTCCGACTATGAGGCGAACGTCTCGACCATCGCGGTCGATGCTTTCACTCTGGTTGAAACTGTTGAGATCGGTGACACGTTCACCATCGCTGGCGACGTTACCGTCTACACCTTGACTGCAAACACCACGTTTGTAGCCGGCGCAGGTAGCTTGACGTTCTACCCAGCACTTCGTCGCAACACTGCCGACAACGCAGTCGTGACGTTCAACCTGCTGAACGCCATCGAGGAAGCCGCTTCGCTGCGGAACCTCATGTTCCACCGCAACGCTTTTGCGCTCGCATTTGCTCCTCTGCCCATGACCGGTGACGGTAAAGGCGCTGAGATGGCGACTGTGACTGACGAAGTGTCGGGCCTGTCGGTTCGTGCGCGTATGTGGTACGACGGCGGCACCGCGACGAACTTCGTCGCTCTGGACGCACTG